TTAGCTATTTATCCAGATATTCACTCCTTTGCATAACAGGTTTAGCCGCTCAAGATATGATTGATGATGACGGGCAGGCCGTGACTGAAAAAGTAAGCGAGGAAGATATTCAAAAAATCAACGTGTTACTGTCGGAAGTCGATATCAATATAGCCAAATTCCTAGAATATATGAAGATTGAGCGCTTGGAGGATATGACTAAATCTGATATGAGGAAGGCACTAAATGCGATTGAGGCCAAGCGGACGGTGAAGAAGTGAAGATCATAAACTGCGTTCAAGGATCGGAAGAGTGGCTGTCTGTTCGGTGCGGTATGCCTACGGCCTCAAATTTCGATAAAATTTTGACCACTAAAGGCGAACCGTCTAAGCAATGGCGCAAATACCTTCTGCAATTGGCGGGAGAGAGCGTTGCGGGTAAGCAAGAGGAAACGTACAAAAATGCGGCTATGATTCGAGGCAATGAAATGGAGTCCGAGGCCCGTTCATTTTACGAATTGACGACGGGTAAAACGGTTGAGCTTGTCGGGTTTTGCGAATCAGAAGGCAAGGCCAGATATGGGGCATCTCCTGATGGGTTTGTTGGCGACGACGGTATGATCGAGATTAAGTGCCCGATGATGGCTACCCATGTTTCATATCTTGTTGACGGCGGTCTGGATATGGAATACTTTCAGCAAGTACAAGGGGAATTGCTTGTAACAGGCCGTAAATGGTGCGATATAATTTCATATTATCCAGCTATCAGACCTCTGGTAGTTCGGGTCGAGCCGATAAAAGACTTTCAGGACAAATTGAGTGAACACTTGGTTACGTTTTGTAACCAACTTACTGATCTTATCAAACAAATAAAAGGAGAATAAAATATGAAAGAGATTATTACAGGTAATGGGCCGTTAGAAGAAGGGCCGTATGAGTTTACGGTTATTGGCGTACCAGAGAAGCATATGCTCCCTAACAATGGATTTAAGCGAATCTGGAATTTAGGTTATATTGGTAAGAATGGTGAAACTACAAAGAAATTTCACCTGTTTGGGAATCAATATAATTCTATTGTCTTGGCTATCGGAGGAAAGAAAGTGGGGAATGATGTCGAGTGGGATGACGAACAGGTGGAAGGAAGGACATTTTCATGCACTCTCAAGGTTACGAAGTCGAAGGATGGAAAGTTTGATAACTACTATTTTGAGAACTGTCAGCCTATTGTACCCTTTTGAACCATTCTAGTCTATGATCGTCAGCGCATCCATCTGCATCCTATGTTTCAGCGTGATTGTCGTAAAGTGTATCAAGGCGAAGAAGAAAGTTTATAAAAGGAGCGTGAAGATAATACTGTGAACAAAACCGATAGTTTTTTAGGTGTAATTCAATTCCGAGGGAATCAGATAACATTGAAAGAGATTATGGACTTAGAAGATTATCGCGTCGAATATCGAAGGATGTTTACAGAATTAAGGAAAAGAGGGTACACGGTGGACTGTCAGCGTGACAGTAAGTATCCATCGAATAATCGTTATATACTAAAATCGCCGATAGTATACGAGGCTAATGGGCAAGGGGTGATGATCTAATGGCCTTTCATTTCATCTGCGCCAACCATGACCGAGAGTATCTTGCAAAGCGTTCTATCGTTAAAAATGCACAAGGTGAGATAATCTCCGATAATGACCCGATGGCGCAAAGAACCTGTTGCCATTGCTTGCCGAGCGATGATTGCGGAGATAAGCGATCCAGAATCGAGGATGATCTTAAAAAGGTTAAATATGAGCAAGGACAAATTACCGAGATGATGAAGAAGCGATATCCTGAACTTTACGGAATCGGACAACAGGAATTAGGATTGGAGGAGAAATGAAGAAATCTCGCAAATTGAGTCTTTGGAAAGCCGATGCTTGGAAACTATGCTCTGAATATATCCGTCGTAAGTATTCTAATCCTGATGGCTTTGCAAGTTGCGTTTGCTGTGGAGTATCAAAACATTGGAAGAAATTACAGGCAGGGCATCTTGTCCCTTCGAGGCGGTTAGGAATACTTTTTGATGAGCGAGGCATTTTCCCGTGCTGTTATGGGTGCAATATAATGAAGGGTGGGAACATCCACGAATATGTGGCCTATATGCGCACAGAGTTTGGCAAAGAATATACCGATAATTTGATCGAGGAATTAAGACACAATGCCAAACAGGTGGTGAAATTCACAGTAGAGGACTATAAGAAATTGATAGAAGAGTATGAGCGTAAAATACAAGAGGAAATTATTGATCGTGAGGTTATAGAATTATTACCTGCATAAAGTGTTTGAAGGACTTGATAATGTGTCAATGCGAATTAGACGAAAACACAAAGTTATTGCGCTATAAGCTGGAGAAAGCTGATAATACGCTAATAGAAATTTATCACTTTCTGATGAACATTAAAGACAGGAAAGGTTTACATGATTTGCGTCAAAAGGTATTCAATACTATTGAGGACATACGGAAATGATAACCAAGGGCTACGTTTATGAATCACGCTATGCCAATGAAAGATGCACGGTGGTTTATAAATCAATTCAGGAACTTAGATTGAATTGCGGAGAAATTCCTGAAAAAGAGATTGTTGAAGTCGATATTGTAAAAATTTGTCATGACAAGACGACAAGGCGCGTCCGCTAGCTACGGTGTAATAGGTTGGATCCATGCCAATCCGCGCACAATATTAAAAGGATGGTGAACGTATGACGAGAATGCAAGCGTACTTACTTACTAGGATGGACTATGTGCAGGGATTTTTTATTACTACCGGAATTGCTGTATTTACAATAGGCACATTTATTTACATTGCTCCGAAGATTGCAAACTCTCAATTCATTAAAGAAATTCCCGAAGATATGCAGGAGATTAAAAATCTGGCTATGAGCTATGTGCGTGATAGCTTGTCGAAGGAAAAAAAGTAAAGTAAGTTTTCAGGGCATGAGGGTATGGATTGATGTCCATGTTAAAAGACCGAAAGCCAAGTGCCGTAAAATCGATTTTTACGGTTTGTTGCCATGTTTCAAGAGGCCGGATGTAGATAATTTTGCAAAAAGCGTGATGGATGCGCTGACTGGTATTGCTTGGGGTGATGATGGCTATGGCTATTAAAAAAATGATTTACGAAGTGGTGGCGGTGTTTATCTCTGTGGACGGACTGGCTTATGAATGCTCATGTTAAGCGGACGACGACTAATCGAACGTGTCAAATGAGACTAGTGATAGAGCCACACAGAGGTAGTTGGCGGGCCCTAGTAAGGTTCGTCACCATCGTCCACCACTTCAACTTTGAAGGATCGGAGGGAATATGAGTGAATTGCATAGGTTAATTAAAATAAAACACTCTGATGACGGAGAAGACTGGGTTGGAGAATGTAGCTGTGGGGAATGGCGGAGATGTTACCCACGAAGATGTTTTGTCATAAGCGCATATAAAGAACAACACGGAGGTGTATACCCATTTCCGCGATCCAAGTTGCCAATTTCTAAAACCAAATCTCTCACCGCCCGCGTGAAGGAGCTGGAAGAGGCTCTATGCGCGCTCTATCGTAGAAATAAAATTATGCGTGAAGGTCCCCGTAGATGGGAATGGACAGACCATGCTTGCCGATTATGCCCTGAGGCAACAATGATAAAGGATAATTCCCTATGTGAATTTCATTCAGCGGAACAAGCCCTCGCGCCAGTAGAAAGAGAAAAAGGGAGGATGGGATAATGCTTGATGCAAATATTACACAGTTGACTTGCAGAGTACATCCTGGGAACAGGGTTGATATATGGGCGTGTGATTGTGGTTATAAAAAAGAAATCGACCGCCTCGAAGCTGAGAATGTGCGGTATTTATCTATCTTGAAAACTGCATTAAATCAGGTTAATGCCGAAGGAAAGTTTACAGGTTGGGCAGATCAGGCGGCTGTGGAAGATCATTATTATAGACAGATGAAAGCAATCCGTAACATACTTAACGAAGCCCTCGCGCCCGCCAAGGATGAGGGGAAGGTATGATTACTTGCGAACATTGCTTTTGTCAGACTGTCTTTGTGGGTGCAGATAAAGTTCCTCACGATCAATGTTGCATGTGCGAAACTCGTCGAGTGAGACGCGGAGGGAAGCCCTGATGGCTCGGAGAGTGTGTAGATGTTCGCATCCAAGATCGGAACACTATTTTATAAAAGGCGATAGTGGATGTAGTCATTGTGACGAGATAGACACCATGTACGATACCGGAGTCTGCTTAAAATACGAACCCATCCCAAAGCGGAGGAGAGTGAAATGAGCCATTGCAAGCACCTTAATTTAACCAATGCGAATTGTATCGAGTGTGTCCATGCGGAAAAAATCGCCTTTCTCAAATTCGAGCTTGCAGAGGCGCGGCGGCTCTTGGATGAGGCAAAGACTGTTCTAAAAAATGCTTGTGATAGAAATTGGGAAGACGAAGATTTTATGCAAGTCGTTACAATAACGGCGAATGGGTTATATTGGGCACACAAAACAATTGAAGAATTGCAATCCAAGCTCCGCGCCGATCGGGAGGGGATGAAGTCATGAAACTTAGAACTCGGTGCGCTATCTGCCACGATGAGATTGAATCAACTCACAGGCATCACATGGATATTTGCAAGTGCGGACATTCATTCGTAGATGGCGGGAACGATTATTTGAGAGCAGGCGGGGACATTGAAATATTCAAAGATGGCCGATGGGTGAACAGTCTCAAAGAAGATCAAAGCAAAAAGGAAGTCGAGGATAGAGGATTGATGACATTATGACAAACTGGCGGCTTCATGCGAAAAACGTACAGCGAACCGGTGACGAAGCGTCGGACTATAAATCCGCCGTGTCCGTCGGTAAATCCGAATCATGGGGAAGAGACGCGGATTAAAGGCTTCCCTGCCGCCGCCACCCACAATTTGAGGAGGATGCGGATTCAATGTTTCCGCTTCATACATTGATGATGGTGGTGGTGATTGCGCTCCAGAAATTGTTGAGAATATTTATGAAGTCATCGGCAACATTTACGAGAACCCAGAGCTAAGGAGATAAACAATGTGTTCATGTTGGAATGAGAAAAATCACGATGATGGAAAATGCGAGTGTCCGTGTCATATCCCCAAGAGTCAAACTTTATAGGTTGGCTCCATGTCGATCCGCTGGAAGCGAAAGGAGAACAGTATGGATATAAAAGCAATAAAATCACAAGCTGAAAAAGAAATAGAGGAGGACTTGATGACTAAGACGAAGAGGTATTTTGCATGGGTTGCTTTCAAAAGAGGGAGACCAATTGGAGGATTTTGGCCTAGTAAGAAATCTATCTATAACGATGGATGGGAAGGCAGGGATGCAAGATTTTGCGAAATAATTGAGCGCAACCCAAGGAGAATTTCAAAATGATCGACGAGAAAAAAGATTGTGAGTATAAAATAGTTGAATGTGCAATACCAGGACAATCTTTATTTGTAGAAAATAATTCTTCTAGAAAGTTTTCAACATTCTCTGTGCAAATGGAAACTTGGAGGGCTAATGATTTGGCAAATCTAAAATCGGATAATATTCGGCTGAGAGCGGCTTTGGAGAAGTATGGGCAACATATTACAGACGGATTGCCTTTTTTTGTAACCGGACATACAGACGGAGCTTGTCCTGCGAGTGTGAATCGTGGCGATTGTGTCTGTGGATTTAACAAAGCCCCTCGCGGAAGGGAATGAAAATTAAATCCGCAGTTCTGATCCTTCTTTTCTTTTCGGGTATTGTGTTGGCATCGCCCAAAAGAGATACCCCGATTATCGCTGAAATTACATGGATAGCCACCTATAACGAAACTTTACTGAGCCGAGATATGGAAGGGGACTTCGATGTCCATCTATCAACTTCGTTAATATTTATGGCCTATTATCGTTTATCCCCTAAAAATATGCCCCTGAACAGGAAGGGGGCGAAGTGAGGGGCGGTGATAATCGAATGATTGTGTTTGAGCTTAAAGGACAAATTCGAGGTGGTAAAAACCACGTGCAGATCACGCGCACCGGGCACAGATACCCAAATCCAGCGTTTGTGGAATGGAGGGACGGCGCGATTGCACAGATCAGACAACAACACGTTTTTAACCATTATGGGGTGGATCGAACAATTAAAACTCCTGCTCACGTAACCGTTCGGTATTGGTCTGGCGATAAGCGTCGGCGCGACGTGCCCGCTATGATTGACGCGCTTTGGCACGTTCTTGAGCGTGGCGGATTCGTGGAGGATGATGCTCTCCTCGAGAATGTATTTTGGACACACATGGGTTATGACAAAACAAACCCGCGAATACAGGTTGTGATGGAGGTTCTCGCGTGAACATTGCATTTATCAACCCACCAGGAAATCGTTTCCTTTATCGAGGAACAATCTGCACTTACATATCCAAATCCCGATACGTGTGGAAGCCGAAGGACTTCATCCTACTGTCGAGCATGGTGCCGCCTGATTGGAAAATTCATTTTCTCGATTCGAGCATAAACGGCAAGTCTGCTGAATATTCCCTCGAATGGATTAAGGATAAATCGCCTGACATAATCGTTATGGCAGCGTCGTCAATTTCATGGGAGGATGACAGCAATTTTCTAATCAAACTTCGCCAAGAATTCCCTCTCAAAACAATTTACACGTTCGGAGAAGTTTACTTTGAACCGAAAGCGGCGGAATTTGCCACGAAATATGTGGACGCAATTATTCGGGACCCGCTCCGTTTTGATTTTACGACAGGGAAAAGTACTCATATTTCTGGAAAAAAGGACACGAAACAAATCCGCACACAATATCCGAGACATTGGCTTTTTAATAACTGGAAATACCGCTGGCCTTTTATTCGGCATTTCAAATTTGCGAGCGTTTACACTCAATTTGGATGTCCTTTCTCCTGTTCGTACTGCACAGAATCTTTAACTAATGTCACCTATAGGCCCGCCGTGGATGTCCTGAGCGAAATGAGAATATTAAAAGAATCAGGATACAAAGAAATACTTATTGGAGATGCAACATTCGGAACTCCAAGAGACAACGCAATCGAAATCCTTCAAGGTATGATTGAGGAAAGATTTAATTTCTCGTGGTCAAGTTACACGCACCCGTCTGTTATGACGGAGGAGATGATGGACATGTCCGCAAGATCGGGATGTCATACATTCGTGATCGGTATAGACTCGGCTGACACTAATATGCTCTCAACTTACGGGCGATATGTCTCAAGGCCCGTAATTGAGAATTTCATTCGTGAGGCCCATCGGCGTGGGATATCGGTTTGCGGGGACTTCATCATCGGATTTAATGGTGAAAGTGAGAAATCCTGCAAGGAAACAATTCAAATGGCGTTAGACATCGGCGTTGATTATGCATCGTTCAATATTGCAACTCCATTGTTGGGATCATCACTTAGGCAAGAGGGTACGGAGCTGGGCTTTGACACGGCAGGCAATAATGTCATGGGCACGGATACTATGTCGCCGGCGACCTTAGTGGGCCTCCGTAACCACGCGGTGCGTCGATTCTATCTCCGTCCGTCCTACATTTGGAAGCGGATGACTGGTATAAAAACTTGGCAACAACTTCTTTTGCAGGCGAATGAGGGACTTGGCGTGGGCATAAATCTATTAAAGGCGAGGCGTAAGCTGACGGACGGGCATCTGTGAAAAAAGCGTTTTTAGTTATTGGCTTGGCGGTAACTCTTTTCGCTTTCCATTCATTCGAGTATTTCTACGCGGATTATTTGAGAGCACAAGCCAAGTCAAACGGCGGAACAACATGGACGGAGACTGTTACAAATGGGCAGACGACCTTCGCAGTACCGTGGCTATCAAACATTGATTACATAACCAAGATCAACGCAATCAGGCAGACAGGCGTTCCAGGGGACCCTTATTCTGGTGACACTCGATTAAAATCATGGCTTCTGGACTCTGCGATGCACTATATCATTTATGGTTGGTGCAGATTATTTAAGCGGCTGGACATCGGATTTACTTTCTTTGCTTTCCTCTGCCCGTCTCTATGGTTCATCTGGGCGATGCTTTATTTTCGGAAATTGTTGCCTGAATCGGACTTCTGGGAAAGGGTGTTTTATTCCCTGCTCATGTCTGAATTTCTGCAAGCGTTCATCGCTCTATCTGGCGGGTTCAGCGTTGGCAAGGCACTTTATCATGCAATCAATTTCGGCGTCATGTACCGTGGCGCGGTTTCATGTCTACCGTCGCCTCTATTTTCGTCCCTCTTTGCCGTGGCTTGGTGGGGATGGTTTTCTTTGTCGAGGGGAAAGTCAATTCTGACAAACATTCTTCTGGGTTTATGTGCCGGCCTCATGCCGTTAGTTCATCCTCCGGAATATATTTTCTGCCTCGGAGTGATCGGGATGACATATATTTTGTCCGCCGAAAATAGGGCAAGGACTATGATTATTCTATGTTTGGCTCTCGTTGTCGGTATCATATGCCTATCTTTTGGCGGAACTTTTGACAGAGCAGAGAAAATGCAGTCGATTGCGACACAAGGCCGATGGGCCACGATCCCGTATCTCGTTGCGGGAGTGGTTTGCATCTGGAGGTCTGCCAAAGCGGACAAGCTATTTTGGTCTGCCGTCGGATCAACTCTGATTATGGTCGCAATTGCGGTGAACCTTGATCTTGTCATAAATGTCCCTCTCGAAATGTCCGTGTTGGAGAGGTTCCTCAAGCCCGTCATCCTCATCGCTTTAATAAAGCTGGCGCATGATTATGTTGGACCGCAGATCAGAGCCGTGGCCCGTGTCGCTGTCGGTGTCATGCTTTGCGTGGTCTTTTTCAATGCCAAATCCTCCGCCGAAAAGCATTATCTTTTTGCTGGGCTACCAATTGAGTGGGAAGAACATATAGACTGGCTGAATAATAAAACCGACAAAGGATCAATCGTTTTAACTATGAGCCCATTGCTAAGCAAACTAATAGCTACTCATACCCATAACCGCCAAATCATCGGAGATGGACATCCGACTATCGGATCAACGCCGAGAGATGAAAACTTAAAAAATACTGGTATTTTGGCGAATACTTTAGGCATTGGCGAGGAGGAGTTCGTCTGGAGATATTATACGCCGACTAATGGCGATCTGAACAAAAACCTATATTACAATCAGGGCGACATTTCGGAATTTATGTTCTGCCTGGACGGTTTTGTAAATGTTAGCCAATATCCACGTCAGCCATTTCTTGATCCGATATTGAAGTCTATGCGTGAAAATAAAAAGTTTTCAAAAAACTATACGGTTTGGATGTCTCCTGAAAACAATTAAAGGCATTCTAATCATTTTTCCCTTAACCATTTTGTCGGTTCCGCCGATATGGTCCGCCGTCCGCCCTTATATCGGGCTGGGCATGGGGCGGGTCAATGAAACCCAAGAAGTCTATCAAGCAAGCCCACAGATTGCAATCGCCCGCGCTAGAATGGGCCGTATAAGGCCCCATGACCTTCGGCATACTTGGGCCTCGGCTTACCTCAAATCCGGCGGAACCTTGGCCGATTTAAGGGTTCTTGGCGGGTGGGGAACGCTTTCAATGGTTCAAAGGTATGCTCACTTCCAGCCCCACTATCTTGCGGAAAGAATGATCCGAGTACGGCTATGATTTTATTGGGTAAAATTTGGGTTTTCAAAGTTTTCAAGACCAAACAATGGCCTACGTTGTCACGATTGACCCAAATTTACCCAATAATCCGCCTGTGGATAAGTCTTGATTTACCGTCGATGAGGAGGGGTGCGTGAGTGGCTTAAACGGCTCGCCTGGAAAGCGTGTTTCATCGACGGAGAATATATTGTTTTTGGGTTATAATTGGGTTTTTTTATTGAAATCAAGCCAAAGACTGAATAATTTTAGCAATCTTTTCATGGACAAATTTACTCTTCCAATAGATACCGTGACTCCGAAGCATGAATTGATTTAGAGGATTGAAGGATTTAACCTCATAGTCATGCACCATCTTAAAGTTTGGATTCTTTGAAATAATCGTAGAAACAGGATCACGCCCACGCCAGAAGTTATGAAATTGCGGAAGGTCTGGGTTCATCTCACCAAAGTTTTTATATCTGACAGAAAAGTAACAAAAAGGGCTTCCCATTACAATTAAGCAATCAGTCTTGAAATCAAATGTTGCGCCGTAGCCCACGATTGAGCCGAGGGAATGGCCTATAATGACACGCTTTGAATTGTCCCTACACTTAGCGAACTCTTGGCCCAGAAGTTTGTTGAGGTCATGTATAAAATCACCTTCTTCGGGTGGCCTCTTGGGATATCCATAGGCCAAGACATCTCCAATAAAATCACAAGCAAACCGCCTAACCTTGGGCCACGGCAAGTGTTTCATCCATGAGTAAATCTTTGCCTCTCTTGGAGCCAACAGGGAGCTATAATCAATCGGATGCCATACAATGTCCGAATCAAGGGGTAGGTACTTCCTGATTCCATTTACAAAGTCATCGTAGGATGACGGATCGAATTTCTGGCCTATTCCGTGAATTAAAAAAATGTCCAGACTCATCTCACCACCTCCACTTAAAGAGAGTCACAAAGAATCGCCCGTCCTTGTAATGATCCTTGAGCCATAGAGCCAAACGCTTTAATTTCCTCAAAATATAGCCACGCAGTCATTAACATAATGTATATGATGGCGTCCAGCATGACCACGTTCCCGATTGCATCTTAGCGTTTTGTCGTCTTTCCACATAGTCCAACAAAGTTTTTTCTTCCCTTCTCTCTTCACTTCGACAAGGTTCCATAGATAGCAGGGGCCAGTTAAAGGGTAATTCTTAGGCTCCGGCTTCTTAGCGCACCCGATTATGGCTAAACCGATTAATGCAATTTTAATGTAACTCAAATGTATTTTTTTACGCATATATGTAAAATCGTCGACGGTAACTATATGTAACTAGTATGTAACTAATGTATTTATTGTGTAAACAGAATGCATACAATTAAAGGTAGCAGGTTAATCATGCATCCCCAGAACCAGACTCCGGCACCGTCAATGTCCATTGATTATTACCTCGATTAAAATTAAAAGCCCAATAAGCGGAAGTAGACAGATTATAATTGGGATTCCAAAAAGCATGAGAACGTCAATTAGTTTTCGCATATTGTTATTTTTTCGCATTTCTCGCAATAAGATAAAACATCACTCTCGTCTTTTTTAATAAACTGATATCCGCAATGATCACATCTAGCTAGCATTCTGTAATCACCAGTTTGAATTCGTCTTTTTTGTCCAGAAGCATCATAAATTCATGGTAAGCCACTCCGCTGGACTGAACGGAAGTTACGGGTTTATCCGACTTCGATGTCATCACGTCCTGATAGTTCTCTCCAAGAATAATGCACCCCTCGCTATCCCATACAAAATTCCCCTTGTGAATCAGGATATCAGTCCTGTTAGGGACATTCGTGACCTCAAAGCATGATCCGTGTTTTGGCTTCACAACACGCTTGCAGGTATATTCCCCTTTAGGTATGCAAGAAACAGACTTTTGATTATTGAGCCACGGCCTTTCCATTGTGAGCGCAAATGGAATTTTCCCTTCCGATAAAATAACCCCTAGCGTCCAATCTTGGCTAAGGGCTATTCTTTTAATTACCATCAACGGTATCGGCGTGCTATTCTCCATATTTACCCCTTTTTGCCCGTCTCGACAAGCAAAGCATGAATCTCTCTCAAGACATTGCTCAAGTCGCCTCGAATGTCATTCATGGATTTTGTCGTCAATGATTGATTGGCTTCGATCAATAGAAACTTGGAATAATTCCGATCCTCGATTTTCTTAAGCTCTGATAGCGTCTTAAAGATATTTTCTAGCTTCCTATCAATAGCCGTCTGCTTCATGCCGATGATGGTTTGTTTCCATTCAGACAAATTTTGCTTTGATATGTCCCTCACAAAGAAACTCTTAAATTCCCGATATAGACGTTTCATTTTTTGAGAATCACCAGCCCCAAAAGAGCGGTAATGACTGATCCGACAACGATCCTCGATATCCATTTCTTAGAATCACGATAATCCTCAATGCCACATTTTAGGTCGGGCATTATAATTGAATGTTGCATGAGGACTTTCTCAATCTCATCAATTCTTTTCCCCATCCCCTGATTAAATTGAGTAAAGCTCTTATCAAGCGATGCAATGGTCGCATTGAGAGAATCAATTTTAGAAATCATGTTGACGCGAAACTCAACCTGATCCGTGGCTTTTTTTATTTCTTCTTCCGATGGTGTCATTGATTATCTCCCCAATTATATTTTTTACCACTCACCCGTCCTGATTGCGTCAGCCTCCGATGGTGTCAGTCATATCTCCAACTGCCCGAACTGATTGCGTCAACCTCTGAATCAGTAAATCCAAGTCCGATAAACTTTGCTTTTATTCCGTCGGAGAATGATTTCTTGGCGTTCTCTGCGTCAATCTTTTCTTGCTCTTTGGCGTCCTTTTCTTCTTGGGGAATCTCATAAAGAAAGTGATCCTTCAAATCCACCTTAACATGATCGCGCGGAACCGTTTTAAGAATCGACATATCGATATCAATCAGAACGTCTGGGCGCCCTTTATAATCGGGTACGCTGAATCCTCCTTCGGGATAAACCTCTAAAATCTCTCCGTCGTTTGTGTTGAAAATCACCATGTTCGACATTATCTATTCCCTCCAAAAAATGTTAAAGGCGGGCCGTTGCTTGATCCTACGGTTCCAGCTGCAACCCCAATACTGCCATTGCCAGTTAAATCCTGCACAAGTGCCGTGTCACTCGATCCGCGCCCATAATAGGCAGAGAAAACCAGCATCGTTGACGATGGGACTATAAACTGTTCAGCCATCTCCGCTGGTGTCAGAGCACCTTTATAAATTCCAACCCAAGCAATTTGACCAGGAAATGCACCAACCGAGCCGTCGCGGTTCCCGACGGTTAGCGGGTTCGGCGCGTCTGAATCAATCGCACCTGCGCCGTCAGTAATGCCCTGATACGTTGCCTCTCGAATAGGGGCCGTTGACCCTATTGCGTAATAGATATTTGCGATGTTATTAACGGAACCCTGACTATTAAACACAAGTCCGACTCTCCACCAGTTATTGAGAGAAATAATTTGATTTGTCGTGTAATCCGTGTCGGTTGTGACCCTGTCAACATTGACCTGCAATTGACCGAGGCTCGTGTTCATGAATATAACTTTTCTGCCAGTGACCGCCGCCCCTTTTCTGATCAGAATTCTATTCACGGCCCAAGATGTTGGATAAATCCATGCCAGCCATGTAAATGGGTCGAGATCATCAACGACTGACTGAGAGCCGTGATTAACAACGTCGGTTGTGGCTGTGCCGAAGGTTAAACTCGAAGCTGACCAAGCAATTCGATTGGCTAAAATAATCGCAAGAATAACAGTCAATATTTTCGTCATGGTTCCTTCTTGTAAACCATCGGAATCTGGATCATCAGATTCATCATGTACAAATCTCCGCTTAAATTTGTAGTTCCTAAAATTGCCGTGTCATTTCCTCTGCCAATTTCAAAAAATACCTGCTCGTATGCTTGCCAGTTTAGGGCTGACATTGATTGAGTCCAAGAACAGGTATTGAATGTTCCTGTCGATCCTATAAGTAAGCACGTCTGCGCTCCTGTAGAATTTGCGTAATTGTAAACGCCGGCTCCATTCGCAAACGTGGCTGTGGAATTAAATAAAATGGTCACATTTTTATTCGGACCAGCCGTCTTCGGGATAACCGTCGTCATAAAGAGCACATTTGAGCTGACATCCACGTCCTCGGGGAGTATAAATTTCCCATGAACCGTTTCAGTCAAAGTCCCGTCAAATGCCCTCACAAGCATTGGCACAAGGGAAAGCCCATATGGAGAGGCATAGGATGCCGTTGATTCTATCGTCGCAAATCCAGTTGATAACGCATGAAGTGACGCCATATCAAAATTAAGGGCGTAGACACCTGAATACGTGGAGAAACGGATAACGCTTGTCAGCGCGTCTGTGGTGGATCTAAAGTTTTGGAATGTGGTAATTTGTGAATCCGTCGTTGACCTGAAATTTACAAATGTATTGCCTCTTGCGTCCGATGTAGAGGTGAATCCGGCGTAGAAGTTTTGAATATTTGTCGTAGATGTTTTGATCGCCGTGATCGTTGAATTGATATGGTTGAACGTCGTGTCAGTTGTGGAGCGGAAATTCACAAAAGTGTTCCCGCGCGCATCTGAAGTGGAAGTGAAGCCAGCATAAAACGCCTGAATGTTTGATGTCGATGTCCCAACGGCTTGAGTGGTTGACGTGAAGTTTGTAAACGCTGTCCATGTTGACGAGATTAGAGCATTCGCCTGATCTGTAGTTATCCCACTCCCAGACGCTGACACGGCTTTCCCAAAACCAATGATGACATTCGATCCATTAACTTGAGTCGCTATTAATCTATCGCCAACGGATGCTCCACCAGTTGCAAAGACAGCTGTGTAATTCTGGAACGTAATCGAACTTTGCCTAACCTCAATCCCACTCGCAGATATAGATGAAACTCCTGCCATGTAAAGTCCGGCGTTATTCCCGCGCACCGTTATAGAACCGCCAACAACATCAATCATAGATGTGGGGTTTGTGCTACCTATGACCATCCCAGGGGAAGGGCTAAAGGTAGGACTTTGTACCGAGTTTAATAAAAAGAAATCCCCAGCTTTTATGTAATAACCATTTCTCCCAGTTGTCACACTATTAAGCTCCAATAGTGAATATTGTTGATTTACTCTTCCTTCCTTTATGTAAAGCATCGGTGCATAATCAGTATTAGATTCAAAATTGTTATAAATTCTGACGTTGCTTGATATGCCAACGTGCTTGTCAAATATAGCATCACCCAAAAAAGTCGTTGAACTTGCAAACGTCGGGCTTCCCGTCACAGTCCATGTCGCTTCCCTCTGAATGTAAGAGGTGTCACCATTTGGTAATGGAATTCCAGATGATCCTCCAGTTACAAGTCCCTGAGCCGTAATAGAGGAATAATCAATATCAATATAGGCCGTAGCATTATTTACAAGATTAACCTTAAAAGGGCCATTTGCAAAACTGATAATAGAAGTCGGACTAGATATGATTGTAACTGACTGCAATGTCCCTGTGCCTACCGCTAAAGATGAAGCCCCTCCTCCACCCAAAGCCAAGGCGGCTGTAGCTTGTGCAATATTATTTACCTGAGATTTAAGAGAAGTAAAGGATGAATCAATAATGTCAAAGTTAGAATTGAGCTTGTCACCAGCAGGACGAGAACTGACTTGTCCTGTCGTAGGTTTAAGCAATCCTAATGCCCCTGTCGTAATAGTATCAGACCAAACATTCGTAGGTAGAAGAAGTAGAGCTAGGAGCCATTTTTTCATTGTTTTTTGCCTTTGTTACGCATATTGTCAATAGTTTCAGATAATTTTAGTCTTGTTGCTTGTTTAATTACTGGACTTACCACATTAGTTGTTTGCTCAACAACAGGAGATCGTAAACCTCTTGCTGCACCTAGAGTAAATCTATTCCCAAGAAGAAACCGGACAGCAGCATTTTTAACATTCCCAAATTTTGCACCAGTATCAGACACTTGCGGTAAAAGTGATGTTTGTACACTTTGAAGAAAATGATTACGATTAATAAGTTTGGAAACTTCAGGAGCAGTTTCACTCAACATTTGTCTAAGACCATTCGCAAAAGCTGCCCTAGCTTCGGTTCCAGGAGCTATATCGTTCGTTGCTTTTAGATAATTTTTATTAACCTCGGCATCTAGTTGTCCTAATAGATCATAGGCATCCGATTTACTGATAACACTCCTACCTGGAGCAATATCGGACATTAACCGTCTAATTGTTCTGGCTTGACTTTTTTGACCAATAGAGGACTGTTCTTTAGCTAAAGGAGCTAAGTTATTTCTTATTTTGTCTAAATCAATCCCTGAACCTTCTTGTAACTGTGAAATTCTAATAGGTTCTCCAAGTTTTCCTGTCCTATAAGTTCCAACATCCCCAACCATAGCGCTTTCGTCAGCTTGTTGAAGTTTACTTCTAATAACAAATCTGTTTTGTTCAAGTTCTTTGCTAATATCGTCATAAACTTGATTTTTGCTTTGTCCCGCTCCATACTTTGTCCTTTCAAGAAATTGCTCACTAAGAGATGTTTTCCCATCTCTACGAAGATTCTCGGAAATAGAAGAAGGGGTATTAAGATAATCAGTAGCTATGGCTTTAGGTAAATCTTTTGTTAATGCTTCACCAACTTTCCCTGCTCCATATCCAATAGCTCCAAGAACTCCACCACCCATAGCCCCAGATGCCATATTTGAAGCTGTCTCTAATGGCGGCTTATTCTCTACTCCACCTTTAGCCGCTTCATATGTTGCCATTGTCAATCCAGCTTTTGCCATTGCCGCTTTAACTGCTCCAAGTCCAAATCTTGAAACCAATAAACTAGCAGGAGTACCAGAAACCATTTCAGATATTACAAGAGGAACTACTGATCCTGCCATCTCTCCAATTTTTTCTGGAGCTAAGTATTTATCTGCAAAAGTCTTTTCCTTACCCTGCTCATTGAAAATGCTCCCTTCCATTGCCTGTTCTTCAGGAGTCTTTTTCTCAAGCAGTCCCATAGTAGCTCCACGAACAATTCCTCTCCCAAGTTTTTGATTAGTATCAAGCATTTGAGAACCTACTGCTTTCATAGAAGGAAGAACTGCCTTTGCATAAGAAGACAATGACGGTTCTTGACTCGGAGTTAAATCTAATCCTAAGCCCCTCTTTGGTTCTGTTTGTGTAGGACTTGAATTAGACGAAGAATTTGTGTTAATGTCTGATAAGTCTAATCCAAGACTCATTGTTTCATCCTTCTTTTAATTTCAGCCAATTTCTGATCTGGGGTTCCCTGTAACGAGTCTATAAAGTTCAACTCTTCAGGAGATGATTGGCTTCTTAATTTATCTAATTCTTTTTGACCTTCATTCTCATATTGATATGGATTAAATGGCTTTAAGGTTCCAGTTATAAGAGATGGATCAATTTGATATTTTGTCGAAAGAGTTTCATATTCATTCCGTAGATTGTTGAATGTATTACCTCTTTCATTTCCAATAATTTTTGCTCCCGTAACTAATGCTAAACGGTCTTCATTGGTCATACCAGCACCACCTTGACCTACCTTTTCAAGTGCGCCAGCAATTCTATTTACCATCGGAAGATTCTCTGGGGTTCTAGCATATTCGGATTCCCTAACAACAGATTGAGGATCAGTCAATTTATTAAACATTGTTATCAATGCCTGATCCAAAGCAAGTTGATTCTGTTTGTTTCCTTGTAATGCATTCTTAAGCAAAGAATCCATTGATTTAATTGATGTGTTCACAGTCACAAAATCTTTAACTTCAGGACGATTTATAAATTCTTGTCTAAGCCTGCTGGCAACAGTAACATCTCCGCCACCTGATCCTTCTCCAATCAAAGTAGTCGTATCACCTGTTCCAGGAGTTGAAGGAATTTCTTGTAAAATCTTCCCAGTCTTCCTATCAACAAATCTATGTACTCCGGATTTCATTGGATTTAACTGTCTTTCTCTCAAATTCTTCTCAATCTCGGACATCTCTTTAGCTTGATCCAAAGTTCCTGTCCCCATAGCTTCACGAGCGGCATAAATCTTATCCTGCTCGGCTCTTTGTTCAGGAGTAGTGTTCTCGTCAATTCTCATTGTCTGAGGATTCAAAGGCATCGTTAAATCACGCATAGGCGTCTGCCCTTGAAGCTTTTCATTTATGTCTGCCTTTAACTTTTGTCTTTCTAAATTAGCCTTCTTGATCGCTAGGACATTATTGATGGTATTGCTTACAATATCTCCAACTCCACCAATTAATTTAACACCTTGATTAAATCTATCAGCAGTAGTTGTCCCTGGTTCTTCTCCACCACTATTATAAAAAGACTGTTTTCTAATAAGTTCAGAAAGTGTATCTACATTTGGATAATTAGGCATATATTCTCCTTAATCAGCACTCCCGAAATATCCGCCAAGGCCACCTACCAATGCACCGCCAGCGGCTCCGATCCCTGTCCCGATCCCTGGGACAATACTTCCTAATAATGCTCCGCTAGCTGCCCCTGATAATGCTCCTCCAGATGCTCCTGCTATCCCATTATTCTTTCTTCTGCTTCCCTGCAATCTTCCAAGTAATGCAGATAAAGATAACTGCCTCTGTGCCAAATCCATCTGATCGGAATAGGCGTTTTTATTGAAAGCCAGATTTTGATTGAATTGATTCCTAGCGTCAGCGGCATTTTGCTTAGAAAAATCAAGGCTCTGATTGAATTTATTCAAATCCAAAGTCCCTGAAGCTTTTTGACCCAGTATATTTCCTATTACAGAACTTAACGAGTTTGCTTCATTAACGTCTACCTGTCCGATTGTAGAAGAAGGATCAGCGGATACTCCTGACCGTAACCGACCCAATGCCGCTTCCTCCTCAACAGCCCTAGCTCTTAATGGAGCGAAGTTGCGGGAATTCGCCTCAATAGCGTTCTTTTGAAGCGGATCAAAAAGAGCATTGATTTGCTCAGCTGTAGCTCCCAAGTCAGTCGGTTGAGAATTAGCGGCAACTATCTCTGGATTGCTCTCAATATACATATTCGACAAAGCATTCATTTTGTCAGCATTTAGTGTTCCAGTAATAAATTGTTTTGCATTGGAAGTATCTGCATTGAAAGCCACAAATTGTTTAACTTGATCAACAGTTGGGACTTTTCCTGTTTTCTTGTAATAATTATCTACAAAAGAAGAACTTAACCCTCTGATAAAATCTTGAGTGGTTTCATACCTACCGTTATCATTAGCGGGTTGACCAAGACCAACATAAGCTTGATTGATAAGACCTTCATAATCTTGCGGTGACGCAATATCCACCCCAAGACCGTAATTTGGAATTAAACTACTTAAAGGTTGTTCTGCCATAAATTATCTCCTCTACCTTCTAATGGTCACGCAAGACCCGCTAACTGCATAAATTTCCTGATTATATCGCCATCCAAAAGAATTGTATGTTCCTGAACTAATCAAAAATATCTGCTTATCTTTAACATCTGATAAGTTTGGCGTGGAAACAAATACAATGTTCTCCTGATCTTGAACTGTGTTTTCTAAATTTGAAAACTCGTCCTGAGTATTCCTAGGATCAATATAATCAGTATGAATACGAGTAAATCCAAATAAAGGCAAAACTAAAAATATCCATATCTTTCTCACTTCGGCTCCAATATCGCTGTAGGACTATAAAGAACAGATAAATTGTTAATAACAAATGGTTGATCCAAAAGAGAATGAGAAAGTCTTATCCTTAAAGTCTTTGCAGGAGCTGTCACACCCTTAATAGAATTTAATGATCTGCCGGAACCAATCAAAGGTATGCTCTTATTTGAGAATGAACCAAAATCTATGGAACTTCCAACATTTAGAGTTAAAGCGGACCCCTTATCTGCATCCAATAAATAGGACTGAATATTCTTTGATGTGAAATTGCTTCCTAGTATCATGTCAGGAGTTTCATATATAAATGGAATAGCGGCTCCATCGAAGTTCGTCCCATAATCCAATCTATAGACTGATCCAGTACTTGAAGATCCGCCATAAAGAACATTCCCATCCTTTGCAAAAGATCGGATATTTATCCCCTCAATAGGCATAAAAGCATTAGGGTTTTCATTCGTAACCTTTGACTTAACATAAATAAGACTAAATATATTCCCGCCATCAGTAGAAGTCGCAAGCCAATACCTGTTTTTCCAGTCTATGCCAAAAGCTCTACTAAAAGAACCTGCTCCTTCAACGTGATTTATAGTTAAATAGTCAATGTTAGAAACGCTTTGAGTCATAGAAGATACGGACGTTATTGTGGTAGTCCATTGAATATAATTATTTATTATAGGAGCATTGATTATGGCCCCTGGGCCAATAGCATTCCATGTCTGAGTTGCAATATTAACTGCACTAGTTGATGTTCGATAAAAATAAGATATTTCACCACCATTTGTACTATTTAAAGAATCCAGACTAGACCATGAAGTAATATTTGATGAAACTGTTGTTATTTCAGAAATAAATGATCCCGTAGTCGTTGGCTTAAAGAACCAATTTCCTAAATCTTCCTGTAAAGAAGCGGCTCTCCCACATGAAATTACATCACCTATATTTTTTAATGCCCACCTGAATCCTAAACTTCCACCATCAACAACAAAATGATCAAATAATATCTTTGCTTCATAAGGTTTTACACTTTCCAAATCTATAATAGCCTCTTCCCCTGTATAGAAATTTTTAATACTCATATTGATTGCTGTCCCGTTACAAGGCAAAGCTAAATCACTAATAAACATTTTATCTCCTGGAGCAAACACATCATCCGTCGGAATATAATCAGGAGGAGTAACGGCAATACGAATATAAGTCGAAGCATCATTTGTTATGCTTGTAGATGGGGTGGATGGATAAACTGAGCTAAGTACAGCTGAAAATGGTTGAGATGCTCCACCTTGGAATTTTCTGACATTATTGAAGAACTTCCCCTTACTTAGAGGCTTTAAAAATCCAGATGCTGTCGCAGTCGTCCCAAATAATTGACCTTTTGTAAAATCTGATTGTGTGTCCCAAATATTTTGCACATTCTTCTGAACTCCTCGGCTAATATTCTCAATATCATCTTCAATTAAATCAGATATCCTTTGCTCATCCTTGTATATCCCGTCATAACTTAAATAATATGTACTGTCATCAAGATTAACAACAGAATCATTTGAAATCACGCCAACGGAATTAGATATATCTTTACGAGCGAAATAGTTAGAAACATTCGTTCCATAGATCGTGTACTTTGACCGTTCTTTTCCTGCCTTCAATTGACCATTTCTAACCCATAATGCTGTCCCAATCTCACCGTCTCCTTGACCTATTTTCAATGAATTAGTTACAGGCCAAGCTCTTGAATCAGTAGGATCAATAATTACAGCATCTGTGGTAACAACTGAACTGAACGCTAGTTCTGAAGCGAGTGAAGGGTTGTTAAATCCCCATACACGCTCCTGCCAATATTGTGCATACTTGAACTTTGGGACATTTGGAGTATTATCATTCCCATTAAGAATAGATCTATTTATCCCGTCCCATGTCTTAACAAAATCCAATCCATTATATCCCCACATTTTGTTCCTAACCTGAATCCAATTTAATGGGCTTCCAGTATTTGAGTTTGAACTTACTAAAACCCATGTTTGAAAATCAGATGTTTCAAGTGTAACGCTTGAATCTGTAACTAAAAAAGTTGTATTCCCATTTTCACGCCTAAATGGAAAAATTCCAGTAACCTTACTTAGTGTTAAAGTTGTGCCAACTGTCTGATATCCATTTATGCCTTCAATTCTGCCTTGATCAATAAATACATTCCTCATATAAGGAGAGTATTTTGAGCTTATCCTCCATGTCGGGTCCGCCGTATTCAATCCTCCCAACGGAGTCTGAATCTCTTCTACTGCTAGAGGATCAGCATGAGCCGTACCGACAAGGAATAGAAGAAGCAATAGTTTTTTCATTAGTGAGACAAATCGTAAAATTGACGCAAACGGAAATGACTCATTCCCCCATAGGGGGTTGTCCCGTACGTGCTATCTACTCCTCCGTATATATCATCCACGCCATAAGCTGATTCAGCAGTATTATCTCCACCCCAAACATTCGTCCCCTTATTGAAAGCTTTTTTAGAAAAAGAATTAGAACAAGTATTAAAGGACTGGTCAGTAAATCCTGTCCCTTTGTTAAAATTCTTCTTAGAAAACTGATTAGATGATATTTTCAAAACGAAAACCTCAATCCGCTGCCATTATCGTCGTTTGGATCAAAACCGCCACCCCAAGAAAAACCAAAAGAATTAGTTTCCTTTATAATTAACGGCTCCAATTTCTTAGCCTTATCCATCATTTGAGATAGGATTGCCGTGGCTAATTCTGGTTTATTTAATTTTGAAAGACAGCACATATAGTGTCCATAATCAGCCAATAAATCATGGTAAACAATAGGCAAATCGGGAGTGTCCGAGTCATTTGTAAGGATTGCGGGCTGATAAACATATCCAATATGGAGTTTCTTTCCACTAGCACCTTCCGCAGCGTTGGGTCTAGGAGAAATTAAAACAGTAACTCGGTCAATCAGCACAATCCTAGTTGGTCGCCCTTGAGAATTAGTAGTTTCATCCATCCAATTAGGATTAGCCTCTTTCAATGCCTCTTCGGTCGTGATTGTCAATGGTCGAACATCACCATTGATTGAGACATCTCCGAAATAGGCTGTATTAAGGAGAATTGTGTCATTTGGCAGGGTATATGCCGGATAATCCTGTTGAACTTGTATCTCAACATGGTCAATAGGCTTCTTAACCAATGCGCCCAAGAATCTTTGGCCCTCATTTACAAATCCAGTAAGCTCCTGATCGGTAAAATCAGTATTAGTCGTATCAGTTTGTGATATTTTTACTCTAATCAGGCTCTTTATCTGGCCTAGGTTTGACATTAGGCCACCGCCTCCAACTCCTTCAATTCATTCTTTAACCTTTTCTTATCCGCCTCTTCTAAATGACGTTCAAATTCCTTATATTTGGCATGAGCTTTAGAATAAAGGACAAGCGCATCTGCCCTTTTACGCTGTTCAAACTCCATAGCGTCAGCCTTAATCTTCTCCATAGCTGAAACTGTCTGATTCAAAAGTTCCTCGGCCTTACGATTCTTTTCCTCCAACTCAAGATTAGCCGCTTTAAGTTGTCCCCTTTGTGTTTTCCACATATTGACGGAAAGATGTCCGCTCTCAAACATCTTATTGAAGTCGTCCATAAACTCCTTAAATTTCCTAATCTTTAAATCCATCGTTTGCATTGTGATTTCTTCCATATTTTCTCCTTTTAAGACTGATATTGAGGCCAGCGTTCCTGAATCTTCCCATTATCTCCACGGCGGCCTACATAATATCCGCCGTCAGGTTTACTGTAAGGTAGAATGACTCGCCTTTCCATCTCGTTCAACTGTCTTTCAGTCGCCCAAGTCTTTCCAATTTTTACTTTTTTGTTTAACAAAACGCCATGAACATTATGCTCCTGATAGGATCGGCAATTTGAACATAACCAAAGACCCTTCTCACATCGAAGCTTGTAATGTTTGTCTGTCTTGCAGTTATCGCAAATCAACATAAAATCGTGAGGGGCTTTTCACCCCTCCCGAAACCTTTAACGCTCTTGGTTATAAAGAGTCATAATGCTATTGTAACCACCAACACTTGGACGGGTAATCAAGCCTTCACTAAACCGAATAGGTTTAGGGGGACCAGAAAAACCTGCCGCAAACTGAGAAGTTCCAGCAGAGGAGATTTGCACGTTATACAAACGCATAATCGCTCCCTGGAGCTTGCCAGTATCCGCACTAGTGCTGTCAAACACATCAACAAAGTCAACGGTGTTACCAGAGCTGAAAAAAACTCCGTAAAACACTCCGCGACAAGTGAAGTTTGCAGAATTAATGCAAGCGGTCGAAAAAGAACCCGCCAATGGGAAGTTGTTGGTCGAATAAGTAACGCCGCCATAATCAGCCGTAGCTAACGCTCGGTCAGGGCCAACGGGAATGTCCCGAAGGGAACCTGCATGAGAAACAAGCGTCATAGAGAGCATAACCAAGGCGGTCAAAAGAAACTTCTTCATTTTACGCCTCCTTTTATGCAGCACTATTTGCAACTACGAAATGATCAGAACGAATCACCGACAGACCATAAAGGCTCTGCGCGTTGAAAATCGTTCCCAGAACAAGTCCAGCCAATCCGTCCGCTTTCTTGATTTCCGCGTCTTTCTGCCATGCAATCGCAATCGCACTCTTGTGAACCAAGAGGTTCTTGTAAACTGCAGGAGATCCGACACGAACAATGTTAGTGGACTGATAAACAGGAACGCCAAACAACGGGAACTGATATCCCGTAGTCAAGACGTTTTTATTTTGGCCTGAATCTTGCGCCGCTGTCAGCTGTCCTTCGTTAGTCAATCCCTTGAGATACGCCCTGGGATGAATAATCCAGGACAAGTCTTCCAAAGGAACATTTGCATTAGCGAGATCCAACATAGCCTCTTGGAATAGAGCTTTGCTAAATTCCTCAGGATTGTTAGGATCGCCAACGGTATTACCAGCCGCCACGCCCGTATAAAGCGCAGCCAACTGAGCATCGTAACGAGAACCAAAGGCTTCACCAACTTTCCTAGGGAAGATCGAATCGGGAGTCCAAAAAGACTGAGCAACGGCTCTGTCCAACTCCACGATCGTAATTTGTTCCCATTGGTTCAATGTGATCGGAACAGAAGTAGGAGTATAGTTCTGCGCGGCAACAACGCCAGCAGCAGAAACTGTCCCAACGGTATACTTCTGGTCAACGGTCACATTGATAATGTCACCCTTTTTCTGAGCGAGACCTGATTTATTAGAAACGCGATTGCCAATAACCATCTTGGCATAACGTGCCTCTTCAACCTTCTCGTCCCAAAGTTCTCTAACAGTAGCGTTTAAGGCTGTATTATCGAATTCATTTGCCATAAAATTTCCTTAACTTATTGCTATTCCCTTATTCTTTTGCAAGCGAGTCCATTTGCCTCATAAGAGATTCTCTGCGCTCTTTGTGTTTAGCATCGAAACGCAAAGCAGGATTCCTATCAATCTCTGCTGTAAGCTTTTTATAATCGGACATCAGATTTTCAAAAGACACTTTACCTGCGCCTGGATTTCCTCTCGCCGTGGAACCCATCAATGCTTTAGGAATCACATTGGGACTCGACTGAGGTTTGATTTTGTTAATTTTCTCCAAAAGGAACTCTGCGGCTGCTTTTGGATCAATTGACGAAAACCTATCCAAACTTGGATTCTCTCTCAATACTTGCTGAATTAAATCAGCACGTTCTTGATTTTTAATCCTTTCTTCAAGCGTTTCTTTTGAATCTGGGCTTGATTTTGGGAATAACACTTCCAACGCCTCTCGCTCTAATTTCGTACGCTCAGCGTTCACTTCTTTGGACTTTAACTGATTAAGTTCTTCTTTAAGAGAGTTAAACTCTTGTAAGAGTCTTTGCTCTCTCGATTGAAAAACTTTCTCAGGGTCATTTAAAAGTTCTTCCGCTGTGAGTTTCTGAATATTTGAAACATCAGGCTTAGGATTCTTAAGTTCCTGATATAGCCGACGCATTTCCGCAAGTTCTTGAGCTTGTCTTTGAGAATTTTCTTCAATCCTTCGGACACGCTCTCTTTCCTTGTAGAAACTTGACACCTTCGGCCTCTGTGTTTCAACTGCTTGAGGTGGGTTGACATTCGCCTCGACCTGGGGAACGACGGACGATTGAGTCTCAGCGGGGGCTTGCGCCTGTGGCTGAGAATCCTGCGGCGCGATTTCATTCGCGTTACCCACTTCCGTAGGGGCAGTTAGTATTTCTTCCATGATTACTCCTTTGAGCCTATTAGGGCCTCGTTCCCGTTAAGAACAGGAACGGTATTTTTTCCAAATTTGAATAAAACATTTTCTGTTTTCTGATGCTTCTTAAAATTAGGGATATCATGAACCGTATACTCATAATTGCCGATATGTCCCAAAATAATAGTCGTATCAGCGTAAATCTCATATCCTAATTGCATTGCGTTCCTGCAAAAAAACCAATCTTCGGAAGTATCATTCCATTGACCAGTAAAAACGTCTCTCTGCTGGAAATAACTCCAATATTTATAGTCTCCATGAACACAATCATGAATACCGATTGATTCCGAATTTGCTTTCATCTTTTCAAATACTTCTCTTCTGATAGCCATGCAACCTGTAGAAAGATTTTTCATCTTAACTATTCCGCCATTCTTACCAAAAATAATCTCTCCATTATCTTGAAACGGCTGAGCGGCTAATCCTGGGTTAGATTGACTTTTGGTAGCGTAAATACCGCCTATGATTGGATATTCCTTGTAACATAGCCAAGCTAACTTTGTAGCATCTACACTAGAAATAATAATATCGTCGTCTAAGAAAAGAAGCACATCTGCATCTGTTTTGTCCGTAAAGTAAGTCGCAACCCGACTTCTCGACCTAGAAATAAGACCGTCTTGATCAACAGAGATTTCGCTAATTTCAGGGTTAGGGCATTTATAGAGCATCCGAAGGTTCTGGTGAACCCTCATTCGGATTTCTCTATGCGTGCAAATTCCTAATCCGACCTTGAAATCAGGCATTATCTATTTTGTCCTGAAGATTTAAGACCAGGGCAAGCTCCAACGTTATTGTTATTGGGGCATCGAATCCAATAGATCAACTTTGAAGGCCCAACCTTATTGATATAGGTATAAGAAGTGTTCAACATATCATAGAGTGGAATATAGTTTGTAGTCATTATTGATTGGGCATCTGTGGCAATAGCTATTTGAGTCGTAATGTCCGCAGTGAATGTCGCGGACGTTGACCTAAAAATTGCAACATAAGAATTAGCAGAAGCAGAAGATACTGTTATAGCAACAAATTGAATAGGGCCAGAAGAAAACAGTACAGCCCCTCCAGACGCTACTTCCGTATAAGATGATCTTGGTATATAATTCCATTCAGGGAGTCCGCTTGCATGAAGAACTCCTCCCATTAAAAAACTTAAAGCAAAAATAATCTTCTTCATTGCATCCCTCCATGTTTCTTAATCATCTCAGCCATAGGCGAAGGTTCTGACTCTGACTCCATAGGTTCCTGAGTCTCTTCACCATCAAGATAAGACTTCAAATCCATTAAGTCGGATTTAAGCTGTTCTAAAGTCTGCGGAGTGATAAGTTTAGGGTCGAGGATATAAGAATCAACTGTGGAAATGATTGAATCAATCCCTCCGCCCTCTGATTCCTGTTCTTCAGTCCCCGTAGGGGTTTGGTTCATCATTTTTATTCTCCTTTGGTACTTCTCTTAGTTTTTCAAGTTTAAGTTTAATCTTGTTTTCCAATTCTAAAAAATGGTCAAATCCAACCAACTTCGCCACTTCTACTTTCGTCTGAATATCATCTACCTTATTGATTGATACGCTTAACTTCATAAATGCTTCTAACTTAATACGCTCAGACTCTAAATACTTCTTAAATATCTCCCATCCGCCATTCTCATAAGGAATTCCGCATTTATTACAATGAAATTTCCCAGAAAACATCTCCTCAACTCTGGCTAAATCAGAAATATCGTTTTTCTCAAAAACAATATTGGGAAGTCCGTTCTTTAGGTTTCTATCAATCTTCATGCGCTTGTATCAGGCATCTGTACGCTTGATGTCGGCACTTGTCCTACGGGTGTCGGCATCATGTTCGTAGCTCCTGATCCTCCCATTTCTTCAGACATTTCTCCCGCGTTCTGATTAGCCAAACCAGGCTGATTCTGATTTTGTCTCATATTTCTTTCCATAACATCCATTACACTTGGCGGAGTATTAATTAAACGTGGATTCATTCCGAAATTTCTCATTATCTCTTCTGTTGTAGGTTTAACAGCATTAATCGAAGAAGGTAGGAATTGTCGAATAGAAGTCAAAATCTGTAAGAACTGCAATAGGTTTCTCTGTCTCTCCGGCCTAAAATCTTTATCTGTTACAACCTTAATGATAAATCCAACAGAAATAGGCAACATATCTCTTGTAACGTACAAGGGCTTTTTTTCTCCTGTCATCCCAACCCAAATACCCTCATCAAGATGGTTCAAATTGTTGATATGAGCTGTATCAAGATGCTCACGCAATACCTCACCAATAATCTCTGCATGAACTCCGGCACTTCTAATAGCTTCTGTCTGTGAGATAGCCGCTTCCGTAGCAGAATTAGCAGAATTGGCCTGGGCCTGAAGATTGGTTTGCGCTCCTACAATGTTTCTAAAATCTTCACGCCTCATATTAATCATTGCAATTGCCTGCTGTAATACTCTTGGATCGCCAACAATAGGAGCCAACTGATTAATATCTTCAAGCTCGACCATCTTCAATGGTTCAGCAACAAACTGTTTCTGATCATATCCTGAATATTTACCTACTTTCATCATGTTCAATACGTCGAACATCAACTTGTCGTCAGCCATGCTCTCCAAAACGTCCATGTTTCTTTGAAGTTTCCGGCCCAACGCGCCAACTCCATACCCGTACGGCTCATTTTCAAATTCTTTATAAGTACAAGCCTTAAATCTTGTCCGCCAATCGCCATACTGTGTCATGTGAAACTTCGCAACGTCAGTCCCATCCAAAATACCTACAGACCAATCAACAAATTTAGGATCTCTATCAAGTCCCATAGATTCGGCATAGGCATTTATCACGGAATTGTCTTCTAACCGTCCATGATAGTTAAGGTTCTCAAAAACATTCGCATTGTTGTCGTAATATCCTGCACGAGCGCGGCTCTGCTGTAACCTTGTATAAGTCTGACCGCTGCCATGTCCTACTCCGAACTCCTGAATATGTTTTTCAACCAAATCTACGTCCCAAAACTCTGTCGATTGGCTAGAAAGATTACGCAACATCCATTTGCTAACAAAATCAATCGTGAATATAAAATCAGAATCGTAAATGTCGCAAACAGCAGTATCAAATCCAGTAAGCAACAAAGATCGCGGAACAAAATCAGTAAACTCTATGTTCTTTCTTCCAAATCCATGAGGCAAAGAAACAAAAGGCTCCTCGGCTATCCCTGTTCCATACAAAGAAATAGAACGTAAGAACTTTAAAAGCTTCTTCTTAAACTTGGAAACCCTTTGCTGTTCACGAAGTATGCCTTCTGTCGCATAAATCTCAGTCTCGCTTACAGGTTGACCCATTGAACCAAGTCCCATAGCTACAGCCTCAAAATAGGGATCAGAAGCAGTCAGCATCCTTTGCCAAACTGTCGCCAATGTCTCAGTTCCTCTGTGCGTCTCTCCACTCTTAGAGTCAAATAAAGTTTTTGTTTCCTTCTTTTTCCCAGACTTCGGCCTAATTCTCCATGAATCAGCCGTTGTAAACATCTCTTCAAATTTACTTGAACTCCTAGTTTCCCAAGTCGTTACCTTGTCCATAATCTCAGACTGTATCTTCTCAAGATCAGCCTTGTTCTGCTCAGCCAATACAAATGGTTTCGGAATGATTATGTTAAAACTAGGATTCACAGGCATCAATAACTCCTTACCGCTTCCATATATTTGTTCCTGTACGCTTCCTTCTGATTGAACATCGCGCTGTTAAGATTAAACGTCAATGGATTTTTCTTAACTTCAATAGAACTCTCATTCAAATCCTTAAACTTAAACATCAAATCATGTACACGCACAGCCATATACCTTAAAACGTCAGGACAATCGTCGTCTGTCTTGTCCGTCCATTGCAATTCTTTCAACTGTTTAATCAAAATTCGGCATTTGGGATTAATCACAATCACATCCTTCTTTAAAAACATCTTCAAAATGTTATATCCACGCTTATTGTTATCCCCAGCTATGCACGGAACCCCATTCTTGTTAAACTCCTGAATGTCAGGCACTAATGTCACAGAATTCCTCTTGTGAAGCGAAGGATCACATACCGTCCACTCCACCCTCTTATCCATCGTCTTGCGCTTAATCACATCACAACTCTCTTCAATCGTATGGTCACTCTTCACATACTCGTCTTCGATATAAATCTTCTTGTTCTTGTCATCTACATACCCAAATAAGCATACCGTCGGATGACTTATCCCCCAGTCAATACCACGCACATATAAAGATGAAGGATCAGGAATATACTCCTTAACTTGCCGCTCATAAGAAAACTCACCGTAAACATTCCCAGCAAACGCGCTCTCGTTCGCCAAATACTCCACTCCCCAAGCATCGTCCGTGTTATCTTTCCTGATCTCCTCAATCTGATCTCGGCTCAGCGTCGGATTATCATAAATCGTGAAATGCCATGCGTCCCACTCTTTATTCCCACTATCTCTCTTCCGCAACGCTTCCTGATAAAATTCAGGATACCAGTCTTCAATGTTCTTTCCCATTGTCTCAACGGGATTGATTGGGGACGAAATGAACCACGCAAATCCTGGCTTTTCTCCATTGCTACCCAAAAGTTGTCCACGCAAAATGTTGTTCCAAATATATTTATTTATATATGCGCACTCATCTAAAACTACTCCATCCAATTTAGGACCACGTAGAGAATCCTCGTTGTCCGCACCAATCAACTGAATACTTGCATCGTTAATCAAAGTAATTAAAAGCTCATTCTCAACCATTCTCTTTATATATTGATGTGGAATTAACTTCTTAAATTCCCTCCATGCAATATTCTTACATTGGCGGTACGTGGGAGAAATATACCAGAAGACACCACCAGGCTTGAGTCCAGCCGCTTGCGTTAAGGAAAATATAGCCCATCGACTTTTTCCAAAACGCTTACCACATTTCGCAACTTTGTAAAGTGCGGGGCTGTCATGTATCCTCCTCTGATTTTCATGCAAAACAAAATCTAGTTTAACTTCCATCAGATTGCCTTTAGCATCTCCATTTTGTGTGGGCAACTACCATACTTGCCTTTAGCAAAATTACAGTTCATGCAAAGAAGCTGGAACCTATTTTGGGGATATCCATTCCTCTTTAACCATTGATAAATACTCGACTGCCCAATTTCTTTCCTATGCTTATTCCCATTCTCACTAATGTGATCTATTGTCAAAAACTCGAATTTGTTCTCACCACAACAGATACACTTCCCGCCGTAATTGAAAATAACTTCATTTTTTAATGATCTCACATAATTATCGTTATATATCTTTACGTGTTCACTATGATCTTTATTCCAAACATCTCTACGAATAGAATCACAACTTTTACAAAACGAATGGAATCCGTTATATCTTGATCCCCTGTGAAAATTAGAAATATCTAGGTGCTGTCGGCATATAGAACACCAAGAATATCCAATAGGGCTTGTAATCTTTTTCATATAAATTGTGGGGCAAAGCACCAGACCTTAGATTAGTTTAAGTTGCTTCTAGTCTCTGCCCCTTACAAAAGGAAACCGCCACCACAGCTAAGTTCCCCAAATTTGTATTCAGGAACCTGA